GGAGTAGTTGTGACCCATAGACGAATCGCCATAATGTATAAGTCTAACTTTGTCACCTTCTTTAGCCAAGACCATACCCTTTTTACCTGCTCTATCAGATTTTCTAGGCTTATTAAAACCAGCAAATTTTTTACCACGATACTCAATTCCTCCTGATGGTAAGCGTTTAACGCCTGGATACTTTCCTACTGTCATTATGCCTTCCTATACTTTCTAACTTTTTTAGCTATAGCTTTAGGTTGTTTAACATATTGTTTTCCAGCCTTGCGTCCTTTTCTTTTAGCTGCCGAAGTCTTAGCATATTCTTTTGCGGATAACGCTTTGATAGCTTTTTCTGGTAAGTAACGCTCACCTGTTGCTTTTGAACCTTGCGTGGATGGATTACCACTCTTGGTTCTCCATTTTTTCCTTGTCCAATTTTTTAAACTTTTTTGTGATGCAGCTAATCCCATTTAACATTCCTTATTATATCACCTTATATTTATATATACAATCATTTAGTAGGCAGCTCTAGGAAAAAGAACTATAGCTAAAAACAATAAACCTATTAATGCTCCAACAATAATACTAACAATTGAAGTTACTTTAATATTGTGCATCATTTCTTCTTGAGCAATCCTAGCTTCACGTTTTCTTTTTAGTTCTGCTTCTTTAGCCTCTTGTATTCTTTTAGCACGTTCATCTATAATACCCTGCCAAGTTCCATGACCAAAACGCATATCAATAAGCTGTTTCATTTCTGCCATTTTTTCTTGTGCTAACTTAGCGTCAATAACCTCTTGTGCTACAGACTTAATACCAAATTGATCACCAAGACTTACCCCAGATTTTTTAGCACGTTGCTGTTGTATTTGTTTTTCACCCTCAAATAGGTGATCAACATATCCAGCAATTTCACCAATATCTTTAGCTGTACCAATAGCAGATTTAATACCGTCTACTGCACTTTTTACTAATGCTATACCCGCTAATGTTTCCGCAATCATCTTATCTTCCTAACTTAGGTATTGGTTTACATATAGCGGTTATATTTAATCTTTTACTATCCCCCGCCGGAACAGGTCTTTGGTTTGATAACCTTTCTGCAAAGTATAAACATCTATCACGTTTTATAACCACCACCTGCTTTTTTATATTCAGTAGCAAGAAGTTGTGCTTTACGTGCTGACCATTGACCAGCCGCACCACCCTTAGTACCCGCTTTAATTTTTTCAAATAATCGTTTACGCATAGTAGGTTTGGTATAGTTACCTGCTTTATTAACAGTAGATTTTGTTTTAGGCTTGACAGGTCTGCCACCTAACTTAGCAGTAGCAGTTTTAGATTTAGACTTACCAGCTTTAGACAAGGCAATGGCTATGGCCTGTTTGCGTGGCTTTCCAGACTTTATTTCTGTACGTATATTACTGCTAATTGTTTTAGATGACTTACCAGATTTAAGTGCCATTGTTATGGCCTCCGTAAAAATCGTTTTGCTCTAGCACTCTTAGGTTTATAGGGTCTTTTTAATGTACCTAACTTAACTTTTTTAGTTTTTGTTGGTGTATACGAAGCATCTTTTTGTGGTGTGTCATATAAAGATGTGCTATAAGGGTTAGGCACTGTAATAGTACGCTCTTGACGCCTACCACGTTTTTTATAACCCATTTTACCACCTACAGATTTCTTCATAATTTTACCACCGTAAGCATAACCCATTTCGTCAAAGTCTTCATCAAGAAGAAACTTATCGTTTTGAGCAGCTTCGATTTCTTTCATAAGTTCTTCGTACTCACGATCCTCTTTAGATTTTTTATCAGTCATTATGATTTCCTTACTGCACCAAAGCCTTTCATAGCTGCGCCACAACCCATGCCGCCGCCACCTGCACGTTTAACCATTTTACCACCATAAGACTTGTCAGCACGAAAACGTGAACGCATTTCGTCAAGCTTTTTATTCATAGCTTTAGTAGCTGGTTTAATTGAAGCAGACTTAGCAGCCTTAGACTTAGCAGCTTTAGCTTTCATATCTGGCTTAGACTTTGGAAGTGACATCATAGCTTTTGCCTTAGTCATGCCAGGTGTGGCAGAACTTTTAGCCGCCCTTGTAGCTTTAGCTTTTTTAGGTGTGGGTGTAGTTTCTGCTCCTGCTTTCATTTTAGCACGAACACCACGTGTATATGATTCACCAGCACCACGCATCATATTCATTTCAGTTTGTGATGTACGACCATATGGACCTTGTGATCCTTTGTTGTCACCTTTTTTAGCTGCAGGAATATTTAGTTTCTGATCAATTCTAATTTTGTTTACATCTTTAAGATTTGGATTTGCAGAAATAATATCCTGTATACGTACACCGTACTTTGCAGCAATATCAGATACTGTATCACCTTTACTCACTGTATGTTTTTTAGCCATTTTAATTTGCTCCTATTCGTAAGTTGTTGTCTGCACCTGCAGGACTTGCTGGCATTTCCATATCGTCTCTACGAGTACGTCTTGCCTGATTTTGTAATGTCTGTAATGATTGAGCGTAGCGTTGTTCAAACAACTGCGCCGTTGGATAGTCTTTCATAAACATCATTGCCTCTACCATTGAAGCATTAAACAAAGCATCATAGCAGAAATCTGAAAAATAATTATTTGGTGTAGCTGTAGTTAAGGCTACTGGTTTATCAACATGAACAATTTCTGCATCATATGTAGCATTTGTTGTTGGTGCAATCATAATTGTTGTGTTGTCTCTACGTGCATAGTAAACAGGAATGTCAGTTGTACTAGTCGCATCAGGCCAATAGTCATTAATAAACTCATCTGTTCTTTGTAAGATAGGGGATTTACCAGATGCTCCAAGTGTTACTGTAAAGTTTTTAATAACACGAGTTCCGACAGGAAGTGTAATAATATTATTGTTTGCAGAGATTGCAACTGAGGTATAGGTGACTAATCCGTAATCATCTAGATCACGTGTCATACGCTCTTCAGCCCTATTAACCATTTTGGGAATATAGTTCTGGAACTCTGTGCCATCGTTTTCACAGGCTTGGGTAATATCGTCTACAAGATAAAGATAACTAGCCATAGTAAATAGCTACAGTCGCTGCAGATGAAGGGGCAGAAACTTTTACAGGACCATATACTTTAATACCAAAATCAGGAACGTAAATATCACCTGCATCTACAACAGTTGTTGCAACAAATTTAATATTGTTACCATTGACATTTCCGTATGCGTCTGTTTGATTTCCAGTAATAGTAAATGTTCCTACACCAGAATATGTAATTCCTTTAATACGTGTATCGGTTACTGTAGTACCAGTTGTCGTATCTAATACGGCACCACTACCAGTAACAAAACCTTGTTTAATATTTGTAGCCATGTTTTCCTCATTGTTAATTAGTTAGTTGTTTATGGACTATTGACTATATTATACACAAAAAAAGAGGGATATGAAAGCCACACCCCTCTAATTTTTATTTTTTTATTGGTTAGACCTTACGCTCCTTCGGAACCGTAGAAGCCACGCCAATCTGACCAACCGAAGCTGTAACGCTCACGAGCCTTAAACCGAAGGTTGCCAGTGTCGAAGTCTGGCTCCATCTTGGTTTGCAGAGGCGCACGAACAAACATCTTGGCACCGTTAGGACAATCAGTCTTAATGAACCAAGCATCAGTGTCTGTAAAGCGGCGGTTCACGTAGAAGCCACCAGGTACAAGACCCTGATTACGGATTGAGTTAATGTCATTAACATTAGTCGCACCGTTTGCTGCAGTTGTTGGGTTTACCCCAATGGTTGTTGACATTGTGCTGTTCAGGATCTGGTCAGCAGTAAATGCGAGGTCTGATGGAATGTGCAAAGACTTAGCTTGCAGACCAATCAGAATACCACGATCATCTTTTGCTTTTGAGATCTGGATCAGTGCAGCTTCAAGGGCAGCTTCTGACAAGTCAGTAGCACCAATGTAGTTTGACTGATTTCCAGCACCAATGGTTGCGTGTGAAGCAGAGAACAATTCTACACCGTCACCACCTACGTAAGCATTGTTGAAGCCGTTATTGAAAACGTCTGCAGCTTTTACTTGCTTGGTGTTCGCCATTGCACGTGCTAGACCTCTTGCACGAAGCTTCGCAAAGGTATCGTACAGGTTGTCTTCCATTGCTTCTTCAGTAACCGCAAAGGCCAAAGCAATGGTTTCATGTGTGTAACGAGCAGTGTAGCTCTCTTGTGCATCGTCATAGGATACAGCGGCACCTTCACCTTTAGTAGGTGCAGTACCAAATCCTGTAAACAATACTTCTTCTTCAAATGCACGATCTGAGTTTTCAGTCTCAAACAACGGTGCATGTTCGTCACTAACTTCTCCATACTCCATACCGAAAACGGCATTGAGGCCGGGGAGAAGCTCTTTCGCAATACTTGCTCTATTAATAGCCATGATTTAATCTCCCTTATTAACCTAGTAGGTAAGCTGTGATTGTTGCTGGTGCAGAAACAGCGGCAGTTAAGAAGTTATCTGTATGCTGAATGAGTTGTACATTCAACTTAAGATAAGCATTTTCATTAACATTAGCTACATCGTTACCTGGCTCGTCTACTGAATCCAGAGGACGGCACATTGCGATACCAGTGGTGCGAGTAGCAGCAGCGATACCGTGACCTGATTGTCCTGTAAAGGTAGAACCTGTTCCAAGTGTTACAGCAAAGTTTTGAGAACCGTGAAGATCACCAGCAGTTACAGATGCATCTGCTTGTACTTCAAACACGGCACGAGAATCGTCAGCGATCATGGCTACTGCGTCTGTAGCTGATGTGCCTGAAGGCCAGTACTTACTGAACTTCTGCTCACCGTTAGCTACGTAACGACATCCCATGAATACACCCTGAACGACTTCGGTTACAGTCGTAATGACTTCAACATTCCCTGCATTAATACGGACAAGATCGCCCGAAAAAATGTTTGCGGCGTAACCTGAAGCGATTGGGTACTCATTTTGCCCATCGTTGTTCATGTTACCGCCACGTTTGCGAGAAGGTCGGAAGCCTGACAATGCTAGTGTTGCAGTCATATTTTTTCTCCCATTAAATTAAATGACACTACTAGTTACCGACCCTGTTCAAGATTAGTCTTGAAACTTTGAAGGCCGACCTCTAGTAACTTGTGTTTTACTATTATTACGAATCGGCATACGTGAATCACTTGAGTTCATTAGCTGGGCATTAACTGCGTCAACCATTTCCTTACTTTGATTCTGATAATATGCCTTACGGCTTTGGGCTTTACGCAACGGCATCTTTGCCAATGCTAGGTCTCCACGACAGACCGTGCCTTCATACCGTCCTTCTTCTCTCACGAAAGAAGAATGAGCCATCTCTGGAACTTCATCTACAGTAACAAATTCCCAACCTTCGGCCTGACGTTTGCCTACGTTTCGATAATCATCCTGATTCCGTGATAAGATCCTAATCCACCGTAGCTTTAAGCCTTGGTCAATAAAACGATGCTCAACTGATTCAGGAATATCAAGAAGGTTTGGTTCCCTATATTCATAGTCATCTTGTTCTCTAGAATTGAGTTCACGAGACTCCTCACTACGTGATATTGTTGTTCGTGCCATGTTAATAACCTCCACGCTGATTGTTGATACTGGTGTATTCACCGTCTGCTTTTTCTACTTTAAGCTTTTCGGCTGCGTACTGTTCAAGTGGTATCCCCCATTTCTCTGCAAGCCGTACATCTTCTTGAGATAACTTAACCTTGCGACCAGAGCTAGGATTGGGAGTGCGTGACGCTCCTGCTACAACTTGAGAAGCTTTGCTCGGTGCTTCATTCCGTGTTTCGACTTTCTCTGATGCTTCAAACCTAGAAGGAAAAGCACTTGAAAGTCTTTTGTCAATTTCTTCATAATACTCTTCGTCTGATGGGTCATACCCCTCATCCTTCATGCTGGCATCAATCTGAAGCGCAGCTTGAGTAAGAATATTGTCCTGTCCGAACCAAGGATTTTTAGCAGCCCATGCAATCGCTTTAGGATCATAATTTTCTGCTGCTGCTGTTGTTGGCTGTGCAGGTGATGCTTCACGGCTGTTCGCAAGTTCCTCTTGGTACTTTTGATATGCGTGTTGACTTTGCCGAAGCTGCATAGCTTCTGTTTGAGCAATAGTCATAGCTTCCTGTGCAGCCAACATCCTGTCGGCATCTCCGCTTTCAACGGCTTGACGATAAGCATTCTTAGACATTTCTAACTTATCGGCAATTGAACGCTCATTATTATCAAGATTACTCTTAATGCTATTAGCGTATTCAGTTTCTCGTTCTTTTAGTTTAGCCTCAAGAGCTTCTTGACGAGACTGCAATTCAGCAATCTGTGCCTCACGCTCTTTACGCTGTCGAACAAGTTGGCGAATACGTTTCTGTGCGCCCGATTCTTTTTCTTCAGTTTCTTCTGCCACCCCTTGCTCTTGGGTTTTTTGCTGAACATCTTCGGCATCTCCAAGATCTAGCTGTGGTTGTTCTTCTTCTGAGGCGGCTTCGTTTTCAATTTCAAACTCTACCTTCTCTTCCTCTTTTTCGGCTTGAGGGCTTACCGTTGTCCAATCATCAGACATATAATTCTCCTTTTAACGTCAGATGCGATTACTGACGAATTACGCTTAATTGTTATAATACACTAACTAAGTAGGTTATACAATAGCTAGTGGGTTAATTTGATAGGTTAAAGGTTGGATCTAGTTCTTTTGGATCATTAATGACCATAGATATTTGATCATCAAACATCAAAAGCATTCTTACTCCCTTATAAAAAAACTTCTGTCCTGTATGTTTTCCATAACAGACATAATCTCCAACAGAACACCAAGGACCTTTTGGAAATTTCTTGTCATCTTCATAAGCTGTATCACCGATTGCTAGAACTTTGCCAACCGTTGTAAGGATGGAAATATCATTTACTGTAGAATCAGGTAGTAGAATACCACCTTTTGTTTGTTTCTTTACGGATACAGGTCTTACAAGAATATGATAACCTGGGATATGTGGAAGAACAGTTGGATCTGGTGCTTCATCTGCAGAGATCCATTGATCATTCAACATTGCTTTTTCCATTGCTACTGCTTGCATTTTTACTCCTCGTCATCTTCGTATATCATTTTGTTGACTATACTTTTAATTTCCACTAAGGCATACTCAAGTCCTTGAATACGCCCAACTAGATTTGTATAGCTATGATAATCCGAAGCACCGCCAGATGCAAGCGTTATTTTCACTGATTCAATTTCTTTTGCCAGTGTTTTGTAAATTTCTTCATAAATCATTAAATTAGTTTCTGGTAATCTGAACCATAAGGGTTACGTTCTATTACAGAGCCTCCACGTTTTCTTTCATTAGCTGGTGTAGGCATTTCCATTAACCCAGGCTCTGAGCGTTGAATAAAATCTGTAGTTGGTTTTACATATCCTATTTCTTCTAAATCTAAAATAGCTTGATTTCTAATATCCATCTGTGATTTAATATAATCTTCTATATTAAAATTATCAAAAAAACCATCATCAGCTAGTGTTTGCATTCCTTTAGCATCAATGAATATATCTTGATCTGTTTGGTTTGCCATACGAACAAGAGCAGCTCTGTCCTTTATAGGTTTGTCAACCTCAATCATTTTAGAATTTATTTTAGCAAGCTGTCTTTTTTCTAATTGAGTTAATCCATCTTCAATTTCATATGTTACGCTTATAACCCTATCACCTTCTCTTTTAATGTCTGGGTTTTTATTATAACCTGGACGATACTTTTTCTGAAGTTCTATATACTTTTTAACTTCTGCAGGACTAATATCTGCACCTGCTTTACGTATAGCTTTAATACTATCTAAAGAAACAAACGGAGACAAACCATTATCAAACTTATCTATATTAGGATTAAAACCTGCAAGTTCTGAATTTCGTTTTGGTCTTAATAATGCTGGTTGCTCAGAATAACCAGGCAAGTTAGCGGCAATGTCAGGCAAACCACCTTTACGAATATCTTCCATAGGTATTCCTTGAATGGTACGTTCTTCAAGAAACTCTCTTTGAAGTGTATTTTCTTCTAATGGAAGTTCTTTATCAAGTTTTTCTTTTATACCTTGTGGAATATCTAGAGCTTTTTTAGGAACCTTTTTAGGTTTAGTAGATCCCTTCATCGCTAATTTTAAAAGTTTACTTAATGCCATTATATTAACCTTTGATAGTCACCATAAGGGTTACGTTCTATGCGTCCACCTGATTTCTTTTGAACAATTTCTGATATGCGTGGTAGGTCTGCCAATCCTGCTTCAGCATTAATAGCCCTAACTTCTGCATCAGAAAGAACACGATTGACTTTCATTTCACCACCAATAATCCAATTACCTGTCATATTAGGATTTGTTTTATATCTGTAATGTCCACGTTTAGGAAGTTGGTCAGTAATGTGTGCAGTTTTTATATCAGGTGTACCATCTTTTTTAATCCTTGCACGTTCATTTGCTACAGCTTGCCAATTAACATCGGCTGGCATTTCTACTTCTGCCCATACCTGATTATCTTCACGAACATTAGGTTTAAACTTAGGGTCTTTAACACGTTTACCAGTAGCAGGGTCAATCTTACCACCAATATGTGTAGCCATAGGAAGATCACCAGCGTGCCATCCAGGTCTAAAAGCTAATGGACCAAGAGTAGACTTTACTTTACCTGCATCTGTTAATTCACCTGCAGTTGCTTCCAACCATTTACCAATTGGAACAGGTTCTTTTGCATTAACAAAAAGTGGATATAGTTCTCCGTCTTTACCAACTCTAAAAAGTTTAAATGCTTTTATAGTGTTTTGTGGTGGCTCATAATCATGAACTTTAACTTTTTGTGTATTTTCTAAAAGTTCATCAGAAACTTTTGCTGCGGCTACTTGCTTCTCATCCATATTTGAAAGAGAGGCTAAACCTTCACGTGCTTGATTAACTGTTTTAGGTGCAGCTTTTTTAGGGGCTTGTTTAGCAGAACCCTTAATTACTTCTTTAAGTATTTTACTGAGAGCCACTTTGTTTTGCTCCTTCCATTAATACCTTAGTAAGAACGTCAACCCCTTTCATAGCTTCTGTTTGATCAAGCTGCTCTTGCGTTTTAATCAAATCAGCAATAAGCTTGAGTGCTTCGATTGCACGTTTGTTATTACGATCAGCTTCTTTTTCGTCAGCCTTCAAGGTATTCTCTGCACCAATCTTATAGGCATCAAGAGAAAGCTTCTGTTCTTTAAGGTCAAGGTCACGTTGCTTGAGTGCGCCTTCGACAGCTTCTTTAGCAAGCTGTGCCTGTACTTTTTGCTGTTCAATGTCAAGACGTTGTGCTTCCATTTGAACCATTGCTTGCTCTGGTGTAGGACCAGCTTGAGCAGCGGCTTGGTTTGCTTGCATAACTTGCTGTGCAGCTTGAGCCATAACCATTTCAATAATCTGTGGGTTCTGAGCATTTGGATCACCCGCAGGTGCCTCTGCCATCATACCACGTGTTACGCCTTGTATTTGTTCTTGATACTTCATAATCATATGCTCTTGAATGTTTGCCTGAAGGACAGGAGCAATACGTTGCATCATTGGGTTTCCACCATTCATAGGATCTTGCATATACATAGTCTTGATCTGAATATGTGCATCATGATTTTGTCCAGCAAATGCTTTGATAGGCAATCCTTTAACTGCTGCTTCAATATCTGATACAGGATCAAGAGGTTGTGCTGCCAGTTTACTTGGAAGGATCTTATCAATATTAGGAATATTAGCCGCATGTAATAATGTACGGTTTAGTTCTTCCATGTTGTACATGCCCGGAGGAGCCGTTTGAGCCAACTGCATAGCCATCTGTGTCATCATAAGACGATGTGCGGATGACGGAATGTTTGGATCACTGACAGGAACAACGTCTACCCGCCCATCGAAGTCACGCCTAAAGACATTCTCTGTAATACCAGGTACATCATACGGATAACTGTTAGGCAAGAACTCATAGTTCAAACGAGCAAGAATTTTAAACTCGTCTTTCTGTGATTTATGCAGACGCTTATGAATAGCTGAAAAGAACTTGCTAGATGCTTCAAGCAATGCCATAGTCGTACCGACAGGACCATAGTTAGCCCCATCTGTAATGACTTGCTCAGTCGTATCTGCAAACTTCTGACCTGCCGCTGCAATAAACTGTAGCAACGTAAACAATGTACCTGAAGGTTCTTTATAAGGCAAAGGCACAATAGACTTGGTAAGATCCATGCCTGTTGCTTCTACTTCCTTAAATTCACCCGGAGCCACTGGATCATTGTCACCTACAATACGTACACCCTTGGCTTTAAATCCACCAGGCAAGTTAGCAAACTGTCCTGCGTCAATAAGGTTACGCAGTGCTGCAGTTGCAGACATAGTAAGGTTGCCAAGGAAATGGATAAGACCTAGACCATAAAAACCAAAGCCCGGAACAAACCGATAATGTGTAAAGAACATTTTCTTTTTCTTTGTTTTGTCATCTTCATTCCAGTTACGGCGAATAGACAAAACCATACGTGACTGTTCTTCTACAGTTACAATATACGGACAAGCATATCCATGATCTTCAATGTCCAGATAACAGTGCTGCTCAAGCAACACATACTGTGGATCGTCATCGCCTGAAGGTGACAAACCAAGAACTGTGTCCATCTTTTCAGTAAGAGCAGACTGTTCTGGTTGTTTCGCTTCCGGCAGATCTATTTCGGCATACATACCTGCTTCGATCTGACGATACAGTTCATGAGGACTGCGATAGATTACATGGGTATAGCGGTCCGCCCTGCGTAAGTCTGTGGCATAGTAGGACACGTAGAATTGATCTATGGGAACAAACTCACTAACAGGGCGTTCTTCTGCTGCGTCATAGTAAATTTTCTTAAACGCAGAACCTATGAGTGGAAGATGGAACAGCATCCTCTCAAATTCATCAAAGTATTCGGGCATTTGTTCAGTCAACTGATAGTTCATAAAGTTCTGAACACGTGATGCCTGACGTTGTTTTTCTTCTGTAGCATCGCCTAATACCTGTGTCTTGACAGGTCCAGCGGCTGGAAATAATTCTTGGGAAGCTCTTGACTGAAACTTTACTGCAGATTCAATAAGCAATGGATGCACTGCAGTTGCTGCACCTTCAAATGGTTCTGTAGTTTCGTCAAGCTTTAGACCAAGCAGATCAAAGCCACGCTCAAACATAGATTCCCATTCAGATCTGGAATCTCTATCTGCTTCAAACTTTTCACATACCTGATTACCA